TTGCAGATTTACTTGGCATCATTTTCCCGCTTGAATAAGCTGGTCAATTTTTGCTTCAAGGCGATTGAAGCGTTGGTCAATGTGGTCAGTAATTCTTTGCACTTCTGCGTTAGTAGAGTAATCACGGGCAATCTCCTCGCGAGTTATGTTTAAAAGGCGCTCGACACGTTTGACATCTTCACCAATGTTTTTTACTTGGTTGAGTTTCTCCCGCATGAGAAAGCCAAAGACTCCCATCACAATAGATAAAACTGCTGACCAAATCAAATGTGCGTCCATTAGCAGATTTTTCCACGAGTTTTACCGCGCTGGGCTATGCCGTCTGCGCGCTTGGAGGCAGAAGAAACTTTACCGCCCTTTTTCATAGCAGGTCCCAAATCTTCTTGGGTTTCTTTAACACCGCGAGATTCACGGCGAGCTTGATTGGACATTTCTCTATCCGCGCTACTTCTCATGGCTTCTTTTAAATCTTGCAAGCGATTAGCCATGTCAGCTTCGCGACCTGTAGTTGCCATGTCTTCACCAGCCATTGCCGTGCCAATTCCAGGAATCATGGATTTAGCCGTTCCTTTGGCGGTTGAAATAACGGCATTTTTAACACGCTCATTACGCATGTCTTTTAAACGATCAAGTTCTTTAGAAAAACCTTCAGGACGAACACTTCCATATTCATCAGGATCATCATCCAAACCACGCATTTGTCTAAATTTTTGATTCATTTTGGTAGCCATAATTTACTCCTTTAGCAGTTCCAAGCCCGTAAGCTTTTGTTAATCCTAGAGTTTGGGTCTTTCGCTGTTTTTGCGGATGTCAACTTCTTTTTCATACCTTCCATTCTGGCGCAAAAAGAGTTTTTCCTTGATCCGCCTTCTGGTTGCGGAGGTTTCAAGTTCATGCCTTCTTTCTTTGCAGAGGCTCGGCCCTTGGCGTTTAAGCCACCCTTGGGGTTCTTGCCTTCCTTGCGTTGCCATGCTGGTGTTTTAGCCATTTACAACTTTCAGACGGGACTCTCGAATGTTTTCCAATAATGGGATAACAACATTCTCGCGGAAGTTATTGGTGAACATTTCGCTACCAATATGAGGCAGACTGATATCTACGTCAACGTGAACCGTGAACCCCATGTCTGCCGCTCTGTCGCAGAACAAGTAGTCTTCACCAACATACTGGTCATCTCTGATTTCAAAGTCAAACAACGAATAAATTCTTTCGCCTGTAATCTTGTTTTTGTATGACCACTCAGGATGGGCTTTACCCATTTCCTCAATGACATGGCGCTGGATAAGCATGAAACCTGTACCAATACGTTTAACACGCATCAATGAGCCATCAAACTCAAGTTCATTGTTCTCATCAAAATACAGATCTGTAAAGAATTTCTTGTCACTAGCCCTGCGTGGATATGTTCCGGCAGTAATGTCTTTGTCGCTACTTTGAGCCATTAAACGCAGGATGTCTCCTGGCGTTACCACGACATCTGAATCAATAAATAATAACTCTGTGCAGTCTGTTTTTAAGAACTCAGCCACCAAAGAATTACGCGCCATCGTAATGATGGAGCAGTTTGAGATGTCCGATAGCGTAACAGCAACGCCAAGGCGCATAGCTTCGGGCATTAACTGCGCGATAGCATATGCGGTCTTGACGTTCAAGCGCCCATCGTGACAGGGTATGCCGATAAACAGCTTACGCCCTGTCAAAACTGCTTTCTTAGACTCAGCCATAAAACACCGTAACACCATTTTGGTTTGTAACAGCCGTACCAAGTTGGCAATAGATTCCAGTATTGACTTTTATGCCTTCTCCAGGAATTAAAATGCTTGTAGTTGCTGGCTGTCCAGAAGTAGTTGTTGCGGCTGTGTCCAAAGAAAATAGCCAACGCCCACCAGCCACACTCTGAGTTCCACCAGTGCCGGAAGTAATGGCGACAATATTAATATCTTGAACCGTATAGGTGCTAGAAGTTAAAACTGTAACCGTGTAGTTACCATTTGTTCCGTAGCCGCCAGTGCCAGAGGAAAAAGTTAAACCAATAACATCACCAGTAACTAAACCGTGTGAAGCCAAAGTAACTGTAATTAATCCCGCAGAACTGCGAATGTATGAAGTAATTGCAGTAACAGCGCTAACAGTGTCCCAAATATTTATCGTTCCAGCAGAAGTTCCACCGGTGTAAATAAGGCCTTTAATACGGTTGGGGCCATTAACCGCTATACCGGTTGCATTTAAATGCGCGACTTTTACGTCATATTGCATTGCCATAATTAATCTCCTTTTATATAGGGGCCGAAGCCCCCGTGATTAATTTTGGAATGTAGTTGGCGCTTGATTGCCAGTAGAGTCTGCCACTGCGTAAACAATGGTGTACTGCACAGTTCCAACCGTTACAGTAGCTACTGTTGGTGACAGCACGGCTTGAATAATAACGTCTGTAGAACCTACGCCAATACCGTTAGGGGAAGCAGTAGAAGTTGCACCAGCCCAGTTAACAAGCTTAGCTGCGGCGTTGGTGTTAGCCAAACGACCTTGCGTTGTGATATCAGAAGAAGCCCAGAACAAGTTTGTTGTTGCGGCAGTTCCAATTACTACGTTAGCAGCTGTAGAACCAGTAAACGCTACCAATGTATCAATAAAAATATTAATAATCTGTGAGCCGGCTGGGATAGTAAACAAGGTGGTTGTAGCAGGGGCTGCTACTGTAGTGCCGTCATACACCACTTTTTCAGTCTGGCTAACAATGGTAGTTCCGACGTTTGCAATAGTGCCAGCAGTCGTTCCGGTTGTGTTTTTAACAGTGCCCAATAACCAAGGGCCAAGGTGAGTTGCGAATCCCATGAGGATCTCCTTTATGCACAAGTCCCTGTACCATCTGTGCATCGTCCACTAGGCTGGCTGGTACAGGTATAAATTCCTAGACTGGTTTGAATATACACCATTACATGAATATTCACAATGTTCTAAACAAAAAAAGGGGCCACTAGGACCCCTTTCTTTTAGCCTATTAGGCGCCGGCAGAACCGTACATGCCGAGAGGGTCAGACCAGCCGAAGCTGTAACGCTCGCGAGACTTGTAACGGACGTTACCAGTATCAAAGTCACCATCCATGGACTGAGCCAAAGGTGAACGCACAAAGTGCTTCATGCCGTTAGGAACGTCTGTGGTCAAGAACCAAGCGTTTGTATCGGTCAAGAAGTGATTTACTGCGTATCCATCAGGGATGGAACCGTTGTTCTTCAATGCGTTGATATCGTTATCGGTAGTACCGACGCGCAACTCAGTCTCTAAGAGGCGAGTAGCAACGAACATCAATGATGGAGGAACAATTAGCTTCTTAGGCTTAGCTGCGATCAACAAGCCACGCTCGTCTGTCCACAAGGAGATTTGAATAACGGCGGCTTCCAAAGAAGTCTCGTTCAAATCGGCTGCGGTAGATGGGATGTTGCTGTTAACGCCACCAGTAATCAAAGGATGTGAAGCGCTGAACAAAACTACGCCGTCACCACCGGTATAACCAGCGGTAAAGCCATTGTTCAAGACTGCGGCAGCCTTAACTTGCTTGGTGTAAGCCATAGCACGGGCCAATGCTTTGGTGTAGCGAGCAGACAAGCTGTCGTACAAGTTGTCTTCGATGGCCTCTTCGGTCAGCGAGAAACCCAAAGCGATGGTTTCGTGGTTGTAACGAGCTGTCCATGCTTCTTGAGCATTGTCATAAGCGATGGCTGAGCCTTCGTTCTTGACAGGAGCTGCTGAGAAACCAGACAGTTTTGTTTCTTCTTCAAAGCTACGCTCAGATGTCTCTGTATCGTAGATCTCTTTGTGCTCTTCGCCATATTTGGCGTACTCAAGGCCGAACAATGCATTAAGTCCGGGGAGCAACTCTTTAAGTAGTTGTGCGCGTGAAATTGCCATGATTAATTACTCCTTAGATACCGGTAGTACTGTTGTACTGTGCGGTGTTAAATTTAACAAGGAACTCGTAATAAGTCGAGGCAGCTACGGTGGCAGGGCCAGTCGCAGTATCTGGAACAACATCAACTACGCGAACGGGCAACGTATTAGTAGTGTTGGCAGAAGAGCCATCAATACCATAATACGAATCACCAGTAGTGGTAGAGCCTACGTTGAGAACAATAGCTACGTTAGAACCAACAATCGCACGGCTATAAGCTGTGGGAGTAGTTCCAGAGGCAACAGTCGCAACAACCTTGAATATGGCGCTTGGATCATCCACAACATAGCCAAAAGCCAACGCTGTAGAAGTTGATGTAGCAGCTGGGTAATACTGGCCCTGAACGGTTTGACCGCTAGAGTTAACGTACTGACATCCAACCAACACACCAACAATGTTTCCTGAGCTAGTAACAGTAGAAGCTACTAAGTAGCCGTTTGTGTCCACTTGAACAGTATCGCCATTGAGAATAGCAGTAGCGTAAGCCGCTGCCACGGGGATTTGACGGATCGCTCCGGCGTATGGTAGACCATCTAATCGATTTAGAGGTTTAAAGCCATACGTCTTATTGACGGTGGGATAAGCCATTTAAGACTCCTATAAAAAGTTAAGCACCTTTGCCAAAGCTAGTCGAGGATTTGTTCTCCCTAAAGAGAGGCATTCTCGGGTCGCTCTGACGCATTAAGCTATTGTCTACAGCCTCGGCTTGAGCATTTGCTTGTTTAGCGTAATGTGCATTACGTTGTTCAACCAGCTCTTCCGGAGTCTTGCAGAGCAATAACCCGCCAATTTCGATGTTGTCTTTGTATCGACTAGTCGGATCAGCTAGCAGTCTAAACTTCGGTTGCTCCTCTAGTGCTACTGGCTCCCAGTGCTCTCTCAGTTTTGCTGAAAGGTTACGGGGGTCAGCTGCGCCTAAATTAGAAACGCGAATCCAACGATATCTGTACCCGGGTTCTTTGTCGGGTTCTGGGAGGAGCTCTGCTGGCATCCACTGCTTAGGATGTTCAGTCATTAAACGCTCTTCCAATTCACGGGGTTTTCTGTTTTCAGCCATTTCAGGCCTCCATTTCTAGTTTCGCCTTGGCATACTGCTCGGGCGTTAAATTAAGTTTTTTGGCCAGGCTCACTTCAGATGGGCTCAAACGAACCCTTTTAGGTGATGTTGACCTTGTAGCCGGCGCTACCACCGAGCTTGGTTTTGTGCGTCTATCTGAACGCTCATCAGTTTCTTGTTCCGCGTCAAACCTCTCTGGGAAGCGTCTGCGGATAGTTTCGTCTATTCGACGGTAATACTCTTGTGATGAGACTGCTACACCTTCGCGCTTGAGCTTCTCATGAAGCCCCAGTGCCAAGCTGGTCATTTCCTCATCTTCGCCAAACCAAGGATTGCTCTGTTGCCACTGTTGTGCAGTGGGATCAGGACGATGCTGTGGTTGAGCCTGTGGAGCCGTTTGTACTACAGTTTCTTCTTCTTGTAAAGGCGGGGGTCGGAAGTTCCTAACTTTGTCTGCCTTCATCTTGGCATCAGTTAGTCTGTCCTGGGCTTCCAATACTTTGTCAGTGTCACCAGAATCATAGGCTTCACGGTAGGCTTTCTTCGCCGCGTCCAGCTCCATCTGCACAGCTTGCGTAACCGTAGCAAGTACGTTGCGCTCACTGTTGTTTAGGTTGGATTTGAGGCGCTTGTTCTCTTCCAGCATTCTCTGGGCAAAAGAAATTGCCTCTTGTTGCTCGCGCACAGCCGTGTCTTTTTCACGACGTTCATCGTGAGCCAGCTTCTTCATCTGGATTAACTTCTTACGAACCTTGGTAGAGTAATCTTCTAGTTCGTCGTCGTAGAGTTCTTGCTTAACCTTCTCCGGTAAGGACTCTTTGTTACGGTCCTGCTCGGGGGTATCGTCTTCAATCTCAATTACCAGCTTTTCATCGGCCTCGTCTTGTTCAGGTGTGGCCTCAGCTTTGTCTGGTTTTTCGATCTCATCGGGAAATTTGTATACGTCATTCATATGTGTCGCTCCTTATTTGCGTCTAATGCCGCGGGGATCATCTACTACACCTTCGACAGAATCATCGTTAATAACGCGGAATTCTTTGCCGTGGATAACTAGTCGTGAGCCAGCGTTGGGTCGAATCAAGATGAAGTCGCCTTCTTTGCAATAAGGACCAGTCGGGAATCGACTTTGATCTTTATAGCAATCAGGGCCCATTGCTACGACAAAAAGGACTGTCGTCAATGTTTCTTCAAGCATGACCGTTTCGTCAGCCTTAATTAGGCCGCTTTCAAACTCCTTCTCCACATCGGGAATAGCACACAAGATGCGATAACCGCTGGGGCGGGGGAGCTGTTTTGCCTTATCTTCAGGCTGTGTGTTCAAGATCTTGGATAAATCCACTGCCTTGATTAGGTCGAGATTACTCGTCGTCGTCATTGTTGGTTAGTCTTTCCTGTAGGTCTTTGATGTAAGAACGTGCGATGAGTAGACCTTTCACCTCTCCGCACATTTTTTTGTACTCCGCGTAATCCTTGGCCAGTCCGTCGGCCATGTTCATTTGGAGTTGCAAAACACTGTCATCGAGCTTGGTGCTCAGATGTTGTAGGTACTTATCAATCATTGATTACCACCTCTACCTAGTAGGTTTGCCGCAGACTTGGCAATATCCACATCTACGCGGCGATGTTCCAAGTCTTGCTGCTGCTGGTTGGCGGCGCCTTGGTTGGCGTGTGCCACTTGATCTTTTGCAAGATCGGCTTGTATGCGAGTCATGTCTACCTTCTCTTGGGTAGCAATGCGCTCGCGTTCTATCTGTTGTTGGCCCTGTCTGAGCGCAACATCTTGTGCGTCCTTCGCAGCTTTGCGTTGGACTTCTTGACCCTTGAGCTGCAACTCTGCTTGTTGCATTTGGACCAAAGGATCTTGTGCCATGGCTTGGGCTTGCTGTTGCTGAGCTTGCGCCATGTTGGTTTGCATCAACTGGGTGCCGGCTTGAGCCATGAGTTTGGACAGTTGAGCTTCCACATCTCCAGGCAATTTCTCGTCTGGTGGAGGGAGTTGCACGCCCATTTGTTTCTCAATGAGGGTTCGGTAATGGAAACCTAGGTGCTCGGAGATATGGGCTTGTAAGGAGGCCATGATCATGTTGGCTTGTGGATTTTGGCCAATAGTCTTTGCGATCAGTGGGTCTTGCATGAACGTCGTATGCACCGCGATATGAGCATCGTGGTCTTGGAGCAAGAAGGCCTTCATAGGAGAACCCTTTAAGGCATTCATGTTCTCGCTGACCGGATCTTTTGGCAATTCGTCGTCTGGTAGTGGAACAAGTTTCTGGGCGTTCTTAATACCTAGAACTTCTAGCATCTGTCTATGTAACTGCGGAAGGTCATAGATCTGAGGAGCCATCTGGGCTAGCTGGATCACCGCCTGATACTGGACAATCTTCTGCGCCATGGTGGACGCATTGGGATCAGATACAGGAATGATGTCTACAGCGTCGTAGTCAGACTTCTTGGCTTTACGTGGGCCGTCTTCTGGTTCGTAAGAGTACTCTTCTGGGGTGTAGTCGCGGATGATGTCGCGCAATAGTCGTAACTCTTGCTTAAACGAGTAGTGAATGCGGGCTTGGACCGCAGTCATCACCTTTAGGGTTCTTTCAAGGATCGCCAGTGTTGTACCAACTGGGGAGTTGGCTGACATATCGGCTACTTGGATATCAGAGGCAGAGGCAAGGCGTCGGCCTTCGTCTACGATCTTGTCTAATAGACCAGCCAGTACTTGGCTTGGCTCTTTATATGGCAGAGCCATGATGTTGTCGGCAATTGTTCCACTTGGAACGTCAACATCGCGCCATTCTGCTGGTCCGATTGGGGAATCATCACCCTTGATACGCAATCCACGGGTTTTAAAGCCGCCCGGGAGGTTAGATAACGTACCAGCGTCTACTAATTGGCGTAAAAGTGACGTTCCTGACTTGGCAAACGCTCCAATCAAGTGGATTAAGCCAAAACAGTAGAAGCCAAAGCCTGGAACATAGCCGTAATGGACAAAATGCTGGCGCTTTGTGTAGTTTTTGTCGTCTTGTTTCCAGTTTCTGCGGATTGCCAGACACTCCATGCTGCCTTTTTCAATCGTAACTATGTACGGCAGGGCAATTCCTGTAGGTTCTCCGTCGTCATCGGTGTGCTCAAACCCTTCAAGGTCTAAATTGACGTTGATTTCGAGTAATTTGTAGCGGTTATCAGATGTAGCGCGAAAGCCCATCTTCTCTGCAATCTTCTTTTCTACTTCATCGAGAGTATTGTTGGGTTCTCCCAGCTCAATATCAGCGTAGAAGCCAGAAACCTGTAACTTTCTCAGGTCGTTCTCTGTCTTACGCATAACATGAGTCACGCGCTCGGCTGTCTCTATATTAGAAGCTCCGTATGGAACAACGATATCGTCAGCCTGTACATATATAGATGTCTGGCGGTCTAAGTTAGGGTCAAAGTAGACTTTCTTAAACGCATTACCCGCCATACCCAGACCCCAAACCATGCGCTCATGCTCTGGGCGGAACTCAACCATGCGGTCTGTCAGCTCATAGTTCATGTCATCTTGAACTCGAGTAGCTGATTCTTTCTTCTGGGGCGTTTCTTTTCCTATGATCTGCGTCTTCACAGGTCCCGCAGCAGGGAAGGTAGACATCATTGTCTCGGCTTGGAACTTAACTAAAGCTTCAGACAGTAGTGGGTGATAGACACCGCAGGCTCCAACCCATGGATCTGCGCGCTCTTCGATCTTCATTCCTAGAAGCTCAATACCATCAACGTATGTCTGCATCCAGTCTTTGCGGGAATCTACGTCATCGTCGTAGTCTGAGACTAGATCAGAAACTAGTTGTTGGACAACGCTCTCATCAAGGTGGTCTATAAGGTTGGCGTCAAAGTCATCAAACTCACTGCCTGGGATGATCTCTATCTCTGTATCTCCAGCATGGATCGTTACTGACTCAGGATCTTCAATCTCAATCTCGATGGAATTTTCATCTGGGCCAGTTAGTGATTCCAGACCTTCTGGGGCTGCATACAGTGATTTTTCAATGGACATATTGATCCTTAATAATAAGAAACTTTGCGGCGGAAAGACATTGGCTCGTCTTCTTCGTCAGTTTGCAACCGCAAAAAGCCGCCCTTACGAAATCTGATTAAGGCTTGAGTGCTGGAGTCAACCAAGTCATCGTGGTCTGAATTAGGAAATGCTGCCATCTCTTCAATCAGCTCATCTGCCCACCTAGTAGATGGCGCCCAAACCTTACCGCTTGCGAACAAATCAGACACAGAATTTATACGTACCATCTTATCATTACCCCTGCTTGGAGTAAATTCAGAAACTGGTATTCCCATAGCCCTCAGCTCAAAAATAAGGGGCGCGCCTGACGCCTTGGCTTCGACGATAAAAGCATCTGGGCTCCACTCTTTGTAGTGATTAAACGCCTTCTCCTTTAGCTCAGGAAACTCCATCCTCTTCTTATATGCATCAAGGAGAATCACATTGGGGTCATTGGCGTTCTCGTTAAGGTAGAAAACTCCCCAAGTCGTACAGGCTGAGTAGTCGGATCTCTCTGACTTCGTAAAGGCGGTATCCCAAGACTGGATGATGAACTCACATTTGGGCGGGCGGTCTTCTGTCCACTCTCTCCACCACTCCCTTTTAACAATCGCGCCTTCTTCCGATGTCGGGCTCTGCTGATACTGGGCGTTCCACTTTCCAGCAGGCAACTCAGAACGTAGAGCTTCTAGTTCTTCGAGTGGCCAGAACTCAGGCCAAAGGGGATTACCGCTAGGAAGAATCGCGGGGAAGTCTATGACCTCCCACGTTTCACCATCCTTGTCAGCCATTGATTGGAGGATCTTTCCAGTCAAATCTCTCTTCGCCCATCTTGTCATAACTACGACGATGGAGCCACCAGGTTGTAGACGCTGGCGAGGACCAGAGGTGTACCACTCGTAAACTTTATCAAAGATTTCAGGACTGGTTGCGGCTAGGGCGGCTTCTTGTTCTGAGTGAGGGTCATCAATAATTAGAAGGTCCGCACCTTTACCTGTAACAGTACCGCCAACACCAATAGCAAAATACTCACCGCCAGCATTAGTAGCCCAGCGTCCAGCAGCTTTACTATCAGACCTAAGATTGACATTAGGAAAGATCTTTGAGTATTGATCGGAATCAACTAAGTTCCTAACCTTACGTCCAAACCCTACGGCAAGTTCCGCTGTGTTAGAAGTTTGGATAATCTTCTTGCCAGGATACTTTCCCAGAAACCAAGCCGGCAAAAGAAAGGACGCAAACTCAGACTTCGTATGCCGTGGTGGCATATTGATGATCAGGCGTTTAATCTTCCCCTCAGCGATCTCTTGGAACTTCTTAGCCATCACCTTATGGTGACGCCCGTCAATAAAGCCCGGCCACATCTCTTTGACAAACTTGGCAAAATCAACTTGGGCTTTCTCCCTCTTCAGGGAAGCCTCATACTCAGCTAAACTCTCAAAGAACGCCTCTTGCTCATTGATAGGCAACTGAGAGATCTTCGCCGTAATAGCATCAATGTTCATATGATGTTCTTATACTTCAAATGACTAGGACGTATAGAGCGCGCACTATGTGCCAGCTTCTTACAAGCCCCCATCTGTACTAACTTCTTCATAGTACGGTGAACATTA